AACATGCTGTTGGACTGGGTATGGCGCAAGAGCAGGGGGGACCTGCAGATTGACCGTGCCGTGACTCACCAGTTGATGGTGGGCAAGGGATACCTTTACATAGGCTATGACCCGTATATTGACAACGGCAAGGGTATGCCTTACGTGCAGTTTGTGCATCCGCTGGATGTGGTGCCGGACCCTGAGAGTCGTGAGCTGGACGAACAGGATTCTACCTGCATGTTCATTACCCGTAATGTGCGCATTGACCGTGCCAAGGTGCTATTCCCGCAGTATGCCGACAAGCTGGAAGAGATGGCCAGTGGTGACTGGGAGCCTGCTTATACCGGCTCCAACCCCAATCAGGAAAACATTGAAGTCTATGACGAAGTACTGAGTGATGACCATAGCCACGTCACCTATATTGAGTATCTGAAGCGTGTAGCGGTCAAGAAGTACGTGATGAAGTACAACGACCCCCAGGGCAAGGTCCAGGAACGTAGTCTGTACGAAGAAGAATATGATGCGCTGCTTAAGAGCCTGGAGAACGACCCTGATGCGGAACAGTTGCTTAGGGCTGTACAGGAAATTGAAGAAACCTTTGTCATGCACATCCAGCGCACGGTTATCCTGGGCGATGAGATTATCTTTGAAGAAGTCTTGCCTACACGGTTCTACCCGCTGGTTCCTATCCCCTATGAGCACTATGGCAATCCCTACTGCGTGTCTTTGACCCGCAAGATGAGAGGCCTGCAGCTTGAAGTCAACGCACGCAGAAGCCTGATGATTGCTCATGCCCAGGCCAGTACAGCGGCCAAGGTACTTGTGCCCAAGGGAAGCGTGGATGTGGACACTGTTGAAGAGAACTGGGCCAGACCCAGTGCAGTCATTGAGTTTGACTCCACTCTTGGCGCTCCTGTTATAGTCAGCCCTGTACCCCTGCCTAATGCACTGTACAGTCTGGAAGCCGAGGCCAAGAAGGATATGGAGTTTGTGGCTGGTTCCTTTGCGCTTAGCCATGGGGACAGTCAGTCTGTTGGTGACAGGACTCCGTACCGGAGCCTGTTGGCCATGGACGAGTACGGGTCAAGGCGTATCGGCCTTATTGCCAAACATCTGTACTACGGACTTGACATTATTGGCTCTGTGCTTATCAGTTTCCTGCAGTACTACCTGCGCAAGGATAAGGGGCGGGTTATCCGCATCACCAATCCTGACGAATACGATATGCAGGTGCAGAAGGTTGGCATCGGGGATATGTTCAATCCGCAGGAAGTGGATGGCTGGATTGATGATCCTGCCATGGGAGAGTATGACGTACAGGTACTTGTAGGCAGTATGGCTCCGACCAACAGGCACCTTGAGCTGGAAGTCTACACCAATGCGTTCCAGTTGGGCCTTATTGACGATGTGGAAGTCCTGAAAAAGACGGACATCTTTGACCGTGATGGTGTGCTGCAGCGCAAGGGCATGATGGCCCAGATGAGAGCGCAGATGCAGAGCATGGAAGGGACCATTAAGCAGCTGCAGAGGGACAATGAACAGCTGCATGACGAATCGCGCCAGAAGGCGATTGAAGTTGAGCGTGCCCAGGCAGACCGCAATCTTGCAGCCAAACAGCTGCAGTTGCAGGCCGAGTACGACAAGCGGATGCTGGACCTGGAGAACGCTATTGACGAACTGCGATTGACGCAGAAGGAAGTAAAGATGGAAGCCAAAATAGACAAGGCGAAAAAGGCAAGCAAGTCGCCATCAAAATAACAGCACCCCTATAAGGGACTGGAAGGAAAACATGGAAGAAGAAGTACAGCAACAGCCGACAGAGGAGACTGGTGGGTTTGATTGGTACACCGCTCCTGAAGAAGAAGATACCTTAGCTGCAGATCATCTATTATATACCGAAGAAGAGTCAGTACCTGCAGATTCTGGAACGGGCGCTGTCCAGGCGCAAGGACAGGAAGCGCAGCCTGCAGCCCAGAAGAACGTAGACTGGCAGAAACGGTATACCGATCTGCAATCATACCATGACCGTAGCAGGACGCAGTGGGAACAGGAACGCACGCAAGTAAGCCAGAAGTTGTCCGAATATGAGCAGCTGAAGGCTTTGCGGGATGTAATTGTTTCTGACCCCAATCTTCTTGGTACGGTTGAAGCAGTACTGAGCGGGAGAGATTATCCCGTTCAAGGCCAACAGAATCCGTTGCCTGCTCCACCGCCCGACTTTGACCCTATGGACGCTCTTAATCCGAGCACACCCAGCGGGCAATACTATCAGGCTGTTCTGCAGCAGCAGATTCGCAGTACCGTTGGTGATGTACAATCTCTGCCGCAAACTGTGACTCAGCAGGTGCTGAGTGTTATGGAGCAGCGGGAGCGGCAGAAGATGCAAGAGGAACAACAGAGACAGCGTGATGCCGCTGTAAGGCAGGAGTTTGAGACTTTTGAGCAGTCTCATCAGGAGCTGACACCGGAAGCCAAGGAGATGTTTCTTGACTTTCTAGCTAAAGGCCCCCAGGCTCTTGGACAGCAGCGGTTGAGTTTGGAACACCTATACATGCTCTTTGGCGCACTCAGCCAGGCCAAGACACAGGCTCCTGTTCAGCAGGAGCAGCCCAGGCAGAGTCCGCAGGACATGTTAGCCTCCAAAATCAGACAGGTTCAACAGTCAGCTGTACCTCCTAATGTCACTCAGATCCCCGCTGGTGTTAATACCCAGCCCCTGACCGATGACGACTACTTCAACAGCAGTCTTGCCAAACGCAGGGGACCCAGATGGACTATTGGAAAATGATATAGGAGGGCCTTATGGCTCAGAGTTGGACTGCTGGCGTGAAAACCAGCCTTCCTGGTGCGTCTTACACTCACTTGATGTGGACCGACCGCCGGGATTTGTACCTTAACCAGAATCTGGTCAAGGAGCTTTATGGTGAAGTGACCCCGTTTATTACCTTCGCGGCCAAGTTGGCCACCGTAAAGACCAAAGACCCTGATTTCAAGTGCTTTGAACACCGTGGCAAATGGATTAACATGACCGGTTATGTGCATGATGCCTGCGACTGGTCCGGTGCCTCGTCTCGTGAAGTGGCTGATATTGTCCTTAAGGACAGCGGCGACTCCACCAACTGCGCATACATTACCGTTGGTGATATTCTTGAGTTCCGCTGTGGTACCGCCGGTACCCGTGCGGATGCTTCCGGCACTAACCATACCTGTGTAGCCAATGATATTCTTGCAGTGGCTATTGTTGTTGACTATGACACCACCAATGGCGCTGACCTGAAGTATCTGACTCCTGCTGCCAGCACCATTGACCTTGCCGACAGTGACCCGTTCACCATTATCGGCAATGCCTATAATGAGAATGGTCGTAGCCCCTCGGCCTGGTCGGATGAGCTTGAGATTGTGTGGAACTCCACTCAGATTGTCAAGACTCCGCTGGAGCTTTCTGGTACTCTTATGGATATGACCCTGAAGGGTTATCCCCGTGAGTATGAGCGGCTTCGTCAGGACAAGTTCCGTGAACACAAGATGAAACTCAACAAGACCGCCCTGTTTGGCTGGCGTATTGACGGCAACACTTCGCCCTCTACCACGGGCCATCTGACCGACAATATGGGCATTTCTACTGACAGTGCCACCCAGGTCCGTACCACGATGGGCATTATTCCGCTTATCAAGACCTATGGTGCTGCCGACAAGCAGTACTTCCAGCGCCAGTGGGCTTCTTATGACATGAACGCTTTTCTTGCGGACATGGAAGCCTTCTACGGGAACAACTACAATGTCGGTTCCGAACTGTTCGCCTTTGTCGGCTATCATGCCATGACTGAGATGAGCAAGGTTGGGCCTGACAGCTTCCTGGGCCGCAGTGGTGCCGCTATTCAGCTGAGTGACCCCAAGACCACTTCTTTTGGTTTCAACGTGCGCCAACTGACGCATCCGTTTGGTACCTGGAATCTGGTTCTGGACCCGTCTTTCAGCTACTATCCGTACACCAACTCCATGCTGGTGGTTGACCCTGATAATGTTCAGCGTGTGGTTTACCGTAACGCGGTGTACCAGACCAACATCCAGGACAACGACCGTGATGGCCGCAAGGACCAGTATTTCACCGATGAGGGTATCGGTGTCACTATGGTTGAAAAGCACATGTTCTTGCAGTTCAACTAAGTCATAACCGTGGGGGGTGGCATCTGCTGCCCCCCCGCATTTAAAGGAGTTTTATATGGCTTGGACCAAATCTACCAGTGGCAAGAACGGTGAGTTCCTTGTTGCTACTGAAACCATCGCGCTGGGTAAAGGCAAAACCACGCGTACTGGCAGTGAGATTGATTTCATCCCGCCTGGGGCTGATTTCATTATCATTGCCAATACAGCAGCCACTGGCACTTCCGGCAGCTGCCATTTGGCTGTATACGTTTCGCCCAATTCCGGTGGAACTTTCTATTCCCTCAATACCAATATCCCCGATAGTACGGCTGCGCGTGACCTTAATTTGGCCACTCGTGTGTACAAGTGGGATGCTTCTGTTGAAGGCGTTGCACCTTATTACAAACTTGGTGTTTACAATGCTGCCGTTGAATCCAGCAAGAAAACCATTACCAACACCATTATCCTGCGTAAGTCGCAGGCCAATCTTGTTTCTAATGGCACCGGATACTAAGGGAAACCAATGACAGATAAGAAAGCAAGTATAGTTATCATTGACTCGCGGAGTGACCTGCATCCTGATTGGGTGCAGGTCGCCGTGCAGTCTGCTCAGAATCAGACCATGCCTTGTGAAGTAATCATTATCCCCAATATTGGCAGAGAGCATACCATAGGGGAGTGCTGGAACAGGGCCGTGGAGATTGCTGAGACCGAATGGGTGATGTTTCTTGGTGACGATGATTATATCAGCCGCGATTATGTGCAGACGCTGTATAGCTTTGCTGCAGAGCGGATGGATTATCAGATGGTCACAAGTTACATGACCGCATTTCAGGACCAGACAGACAACCATGTTCTTATGACTCGCATACCTACAGGTATGTGGAGGCGTGAGTATCTGGCAGCTAATCCTTTCAATGAAGCCCTGACCAAAGGCGTGGACAGAGAGTACATTGAAAAGTATGTGCAGAGCGGCAACAAGTATCTGGTTGTGCCTTATCACTTTGGCTACTTCTACCGCAAGCACCAGGACTATAGCTGCGCTGGGCGCATACAGTTTGTAGACAGGCCCAGTGACTACTACTTCATGTCTTCCAACCTGAACTTCCTGAACCCTATTACAGAACGGCTGGAAGCAGAAGGTAAGTCCGTATTCGTGTCTACACAGGGGTTTAACGCGGACTTGGCTGAAAAGGCCAAGTATATCTGGTGTGACTGGGCAGGGCCTTATGCTGCAGAGTTGTCCAGGTTCAAGTGCGATGCCCGCAAGATATTAAGGGTACACGCCTTTGAAGTGTTTCAGGAGAACAGCCTGCACATAGACTATATGGCCTTTGACAAGGTTGTCTTTGTGGGAGCGCATATCAGGGATTATCTGGAACGGCAGCTTGGCTACAAGTTGACCAATTCAGTGGTTATCCCCAACGGGATTGATACCAACCTGATGCAGATTGCTCCGGGCAAGAAACGCAATAACAACATAGCTTGGGCCGGTTACATTACCAACAAGAAGGGCGCACAGCTGCTGATGTTTCTGGCCAACAACCTGCCTGACTATCAGTTCCATGTGGCAGGCAAGTTCCAGGAGAATGACATTGCAGAGCTGTTTAACACCAAGCTGCCTGACAATATGAAGCTGTACACATGGCAGTACGACTTGAACAGTTTCTTTGCAGACAAGACCTTTATCTTGAATACCAGCCCAAGGGAGAGCCACGGGGTAGTTATTATGGAAGGGATGGCTGCAGGCTTGAAGCCGCTGGTGTATGACTGGATTGGTGCAGGAGACATCTACCCTGGGCGTACATTTGGTGACATGAAGATGCTGCAGGCCATACTGGACGAGCCGTATGCCCCTGAAGTATACCGCAAGATCGTAGTGGATGGGTATAGCTGGGATGTTATTTACCCGCAGATTGACAAGGTGATACATGGCTAAGACTGGATTATCTACACTCATTGGCAATGTGGGCAATATCCTTGAGATAGGCACTCCTGGTACGGGCACAGACCCGACCAAGGCAGAGATTACCGCATGGATTAATGAAGCCCAGCGGGATATAGCCAGAAAGGTCCCATGGCAGTGCCTTAAGGACCTGATTACCTGTTACAATCCGTCTATTGCCGCCGTATCGGTTGCCGACATGGCTGGATTAGTAACAGACTTTTACAAGTTCTGTTATGCCACACTGAACACAGATGGAGCTGGTACAGATGACAAGGCTATGCAGCTTGTCAACCCTGAAGTGGCTGCTATGGCAACTACCAATAGCCTGATTGGAACAGCAGATAGTCCTATCATTTGGCTTTCCGGTACCAACATTAACTGGCTACCCGCGACTACAGGTGGGGCCGGTACTGGCAAGCTAAAGTTCTATTATATCAAAGAGCCTACCGCCTTAAACGGAGATAGTGATACCACCACACTGCCGGAAGAATTTGAGGATGCACTTGTGTATTATGCCGCCGCCATGGGCCGTGCCCAGGAAGAAGAGTGGCAGCAGTATGGTGTGCTTATGCAGAAATATGCGGCCATCCTTCAGGATATCGTCAACAACTATACCCGACACTTACATTTCAAGTAGGAGATTATCATGGCATTAAGTGATATTTCACGCAAGTCTTTGCGCTCTGACCTGCGCAGCCGTCTGGCTAAAATGACGGTTGAGGAGTTCAGTGAGGCCGAGCTTAACAGCTGGCTGAACACAGCCCAGTTTGATGTATTTGTGCGGCTTTCCGGTATCAGCGACATCTGGTATGGGACCAAAAAGGCCATTACCCTTACTGCTGCTGCAGGTGTTACGTCCATTCCACTGGCTGGTGATTATGCCCCGGACAAAATCAGCAAGCTCAAGAAACTGGTTCTTGCCAGCGGGGAGCTTGTTCCCTTTGTCACGGACAATGAAGTCCACTCATACCGCCTGAACAGCAACTATGACTACAGCTATTCGGCCTGTCACTTTGGCGAGTATCTGGACGTGTTTGTTGGTGCCAGCGCAACTGCTCTTTCCAACAATGCGGCCTATCTGTACTTTATCCGCAAGCCGGATGAGATGACCGCTGATGACAATGTGAATACCATTCTGTTCACTGGTCAGCCTACTGCAGGCAAGTACTTCCGCGTCTGGATGGGCAACCGCTTTGTCAATGTGTACGCCCGTGCCAGTGCTGAGACCAGTGATGACAGTATCTTCTTTGTCACCAGTGTTACGGCTGCTACCAATGCTACCAACCTTGCGGCTGCTCTGACTCATGCCTTCACAGGTTCAGGCATTACAGCTACTGCCAATACGGCTACCGTGACTATTACTGGTGCAACTGCCGTACAGAACGTAGACGTGAACAATGCTACCTTTGCGGCCACTACGTCTGTTTGCTGCGATGTGCCGACTGAGTATGTGGACCTGGTTATCATGTCGGCTCTGTCCAAAGCTCTGTTCAAGCTAAACATGCTGGGCGAGAAGCAGACCGTGGATGCCGATATTTCCAACCGGTTCAACGACATTCGTGCTCTGTACAGCTCTGAGATTCAGCTGCAGCAGGCCGAGAAAGTTCCTGGAGTGCAGACACCGAGGATGCGGTAATGAACCTAAAGCAGATGCGTAGTCACCTGCACAGTTATCTTGTCCGGGCCAAGCAGGATGTTTCGCACCTTGGCCCAGGCAAGGACTGGACAGACGAAGAGCTTAATGCCAAGCTCAATGAGGCCTACCGTATGTTTCTCAACGCTACTGAGATGCTGCGGGAGACGGCCAACGTCACGGTTACTGATGGCGTTGGGGACGCTCCTGCAGGACTTATCAGTATCAAGCGTGTGGAGATTGATAGCAGGCCTGCAGAGACCCTGGCACCTAATACCTTCCCAGAGGACTTGCCGGTATGAGTGATACTACGACCTATTACTATTACATGACCAACGACAACGGCACCAAGAAGATTGGTGTAGTTGACGAGGACATGGGAAAGTTCACCGGTACAGCCAAGGTATTCTACAGCAAGCTGGAAGAGCTGGATACCCGTGAAGATGCCAATGAGCCTACTATTGACGACAGGTGGCACTGGGCTTTGGTATATGGAGCCTTATGGCTTATGGGATACCCTGGGGTCTCTGAGTTCGGTATGTCCATGTACAGGAAGATGGAAGCTGATGCCAAGTCAAGCGGCAAAAAAGTGGGGACGCTAACCGTATGGAACTATTAAAGCGCATGCGCTCTATTCTACTATACTTGTTCATAAG